CAGTGTTCGAGCGGCATAGAAAGTTCCGGCGACTGGCCCGCCTCTCGTTGCTCTGGGGGAGACGTGGGAGCGGAGTTGCCAGCCGCCGGCCCGCCAACAGCGCTGTCAGCCGTGGCGGAAGGTTTCGGGGAAGGTGATGGGTCGCCGGAAACCGGCGGCGCTTCGGCATGAGCCGCCGCAGCCGCCGCCGGCCCGGCCTCGGCGACCGGACGATCAGATACAGCCGCCGTGCCGGTCGTCACGGTATCATCCTCGACGTCGGTGCGCCGGGGCTCAGGCGGTGCCTCGGCCGGCCAACTATCATCGGCAGTGGCCATGCCGTCCTGCACCGCTTTGATTTCGGCGATGAGCTTGGCGACGTCGCGCGCGACCCACGCATCGACGGTCTTGCCGATGGAGCGCTCCGCCCGCTTGGTCTCGACGCCGAGCTCACCCAGCCGGTCGATGCAGCGCTGCTTGTATTCGTCCAGGCGCTTGCCGACGCGAGCGACGAGGTTCGCCTTCGCCGCCTCGAAGGCATAGTCGGTGAAGGTTTCGAGCGCGTTCACCACGACGTTGCGCTCGGCTTTGCTCACGCCGATGGATAGCGCAGCTTGCTGCCGGCGCTCCTCGTCGGTGCCCCCGAGCTTGGAGCCGGTTTTGCTCTGCTGGAACGGCCGCGTGAGGCTGAAGCCCGTCTCGTAGTCGACGAAGCGCGCGTAGATCAGCCAGTCCTTCCCGGCGTCGAGCACGCGGCAATCGACCTGACAGTTGCCGTAGAGCCGCGCGACCGCGTTGGCGCACTTGATCGACGGGCCCTCGATGCTGTCGGTGCCGCCGCCCTTCTTCTTCACCGGGAACGAGTAATACCAGTGCTCGCCGGCCGCCGCCGCCTGGGAGGCGATGCGCTGCAGGATCGCGCCCTCGTCACGCCGCACCTCGACCTTGCGCGCGGTGATCACGCCTTCCGTGATGTCGACATTCGTCGGCTGGTGGATGGCGATCTCCTGCCCGGTGGCGGGCTGAGAGAACGCCGTGCGCATCTCGAGTGCCTCGACCGGGTCGAGTATCTCGGTGTCCTTTGCCATCGCTGTGCTCCTATGTCTTGGCCCACGCCGGCTGCGGCATCAGCGGGCGTTCGTTGCCCGCTGCCTGAAGTCGCTTCGAGAAAATTCGCCGCAGATGGTTGTAGGTCGGGCTACGATCACGGTCGCCGACCACCCGGCCTTGCAGATAATCGAGATAAAGAGCGTCGGCCGACAATGCCATCAGGCATTGCCGGAACTCGGCGTCATTCAGGAGCACAAACCGCTTCACGCCGCGCACGCGGTCGACGACGAGGCGGCGATAGAGCCACGCGCACATCGTCAAATTGAGTGCCGCCCATAGGCGAAAATACTCGGGCTCGCGACCCCACGCGGCAAAGGCGAGGTTCAGGAACTTGACCAACAAGCCAGTCTCGAGCTCGTCTAACTCGTTGGCGTATTGCGTGACGGTGCGGCCGGTGAGATGGTTCGCCGGCGTCTCGGCCGCTGATGCACCCCAGCAGCGCAGCACGATGCTCATACCCAGCACGGGGCTCGTCGCCCCGCCGCGCCGCACGCCGTCATAGCCGACGAACGGGCACTCGCGCCTGATGCGCTGCAACGCCGGCGCGGTCGGTTCGAGACCGCGCAGAAGATCGTCCGGCCGCATGCGCACGAGCGCGCTGTTCAAGCGCACGAACTCCTCGGCCATCTCGGCCATGTTCTCGAAGTGGACGATGCGCACGTCCACGATGACCTCCGGCATGCCGGTGATCTTGAACGCCTCAAGCCGATGCTGGCCGTCGACGATCCAGACCGTGTCATCCTTCGGCAGCCGGCCCAGCGTCACGGTGCCCGAGATCGAAACGCCATCACGCTTCAGTTGTTCGGCGAGCGCTTGAACCTTAGGGTTGACGTGCAGCGGTCGCTGAAAGGGCGGCACCACCCACTTGTTCACCTGATCGACCGACACGATCAGCGTCTCCATCGAGGAGCGCTGGGCGCGCGGCGCTTCGCGCGTGCCTTTCATTTTGACGACGTTCATGCGGCCTTTTCCTCCTTGTCGAAGCGCACACCGGGCGGTGCTTGCGCTGCATCCTTCACCTTGCGCGCGTGCTTGGACTCGAGTTCGACAATGGCCGCGAGCGCCGCCGCCCTGATCGCCGGGTGCTTGGCAAAGTGCTTCAACGCCTTCTGCTCGTCGGTGATCACCGCGCGCCAGGACACGCGCAGGCTCATCGCCCTCGGGCTGAATTCGCCTCTGATCTGCGGCCGCGCGACGGGCTTTAGCGCCGCCGCGCGCAACGCCTCGGCCTCGTCTTCGGCCTGCAGGGCTGCAGCCTCGGCTTCGACGGTCGCGCCTGATCGTGCCGCCTGCTCACGCGCCAGCCGCGCCGCTACCTCAGCCTCGGCCGCCAGCCGCTTACGCTCGGCCGTCTCGCGAGAGATGCGTGCCTTCTCGCGGTCGAGCCAATCGGTCGTGAGCGCCTTCATCTTGTCCAGCGCAATGCCCAGCATCAGCAGCGGGTCGCGATATTTCACCCGCAGCAAGACGATCTCCTGGTCGAACGGCTCGCGCTCCTTTTTCCACTCGGCTTCAACGTCGGCCGTTGTCAGGCGCAACTGGTCGACGAACGCCTGCGCCCGGCCAGCCTGTTCGGCGTCGGAGATCTTCGGCACCTCGGCCGACCAGCGATTGCAGTTGGCGACGAGCTCGGCCCCGCGCTCGATGGGCGTCGGCTCGGGCGGCTGGTTGTGGCCGACCGTTGGGATGTCAGTCAATGCTTCAACTCCGGTGGCGTCATCACCGATTGGAGGGCGTCGCACACCGCGGACTCCGCATCGGCCGGCGTCGCAAACTCGCCGACGATGTTCCCGGCGTGCTCGCGAACACAAGCCGCGCGCTCCTCCGGGTAGGTGTCGACCACATAGCCCACGATCACGCGCGGCGAGCGCAGGACAACAGCGAAGTAGGTTTTGGTCATCGTCACGGCTCCACTGGCGGCAGCTTGCGCAGGTTGATCGGCTCATGCGGTCGAGCGGCCGGGTGCTCAGGCGCGTGGTCTTCGGCCCAGCCCTTGCGGCGAAGCAGGAAGTGATATTCGCGCTCGGTGATCGGATTGCCGGCGCACCACGGCCAGCGCTCGATGGCGTCGAGCGGCACGCGATGCTTGACCTCCTTGTCGAAGTAGTCGGTGCGGCCGTTCACCTCGACGCACCAGCGCTCGAAGCGGTCCTGCACTTCGCCGTCGATGATCGGCTGCCCATACCAGAAGCGCACCGCGACCCACATGCCGTTGTTAATCAGGCGCGCCCGGTAGAAGCCCTCGCGCGGTACGCCGATTTGGATTTGCTCAGGCATCGGTGTCGCCTCGGCACTCGGCCTCGTTGACGGGCACAAGCTCGCGCACCTTCTCGATGTGAACGTCCAACAGCGCCTCGCGCAGATCGGCTTGGTGGCCCGCCAGCCAGATCGCCAGCAGGTCTGCCAGGACCGCGCCCTGCACTGCTGGATGATGGCCGCCCAGGATGGGTCGAATGCGATCAACGATCTCAGCCACCAGCGTGGGATCGAATGCGCGTGTCATCGCGGGGCCGGCCCCCTCCTCCTGATCAGGTCGCGCCTCGCCACCACGGCCTCGTTCCACATGTCGATGGCGCGCTCGGGCCGGACGCTGGCGACATTCGATTGCAGCGCGCATCCGGGACAGCGCCAGCGGAAGCGGTACGACTTCGAGTGCGCGCGCCACGGAACGGGCTCACGCTCGGTGCCGCACGGGCACAGCAGGCGCGCCGGCATCGGGCGCGGCCGGATCATCGCAGGCTCTCCTGATCAGCGCCGGCCTCGACGGCGTGGCCTTTCACCGTGGCGCGGCGCAGCAGTTCGCGGTGATCGTTGAGCAGATGAGAGAGCGCCTGCTTCCTGATGCGGCATGCGCCGCCGCGCTTTTCGAGCGCGATCATCGCCTCATGAAACTCGCTGTCGGTGGTGGTGAGCCTCATCGCAGCGTCACCATGTCGAAGAACGAAACGAACAGCAGGAGCGCCGCTGCTGTGAACCACATCACACTGATCGCGCGACGACGGCGGCGACGCTTCGCTGCGGGCACTAGCGAAGATGCAAACATTCTGTGCCTCCCCCATTCAGGTTCGCGGCATCGTGGTTACGCCGACTCGAAACTCGGCGACAAGACCAGCCGGCTCCTCGCGTGAGACGCCCTGAGACGCCCTGACACATCCTGAGACTCTTTTTTTTTGACGAAGCGCAAATCCCTTTGACGTTGACTCACGGTGCGTTTCTAAGTGCGCGCCATGAACGATCAAGACCTCGTCAATTTCCTGATCGCACAGACCGGCAGCCCGGCCCTCGCAGCACGCGCACTCGGCGGCATCAGCACGCAGCGCCTCTTCAACTGGCGATGGCGCGGCATCGCTTTCCGGTATCGACCGAAATTTCGCGCCGTCGCCAATCGCTACGGCGCAAACCTTCCGCGAGCGTGGCTCGACGCCTCTGTGCCATCGGTCATCGAGGAGCCATCACCAACGGGGAGGAAGACCAATGGCCGAGCGAGCCAAAAGCAGCACGTCGAAAAAGCGGAAGCCAAAGGCAAAAGCAAACGGGGCCGGCCACAACAGCAGCGCCGGCCTGCCAGACGGCGGACCACCGGACGAGGTCTACCAGCGCTGGCTCTCTAAGATCGAGACCGCCGAGAACGCCTACGACCGCGCCGCCGAGAACTCGAAGAAGCGCAAGTCGGAACTCGGCAACATCTACACCGGCGCGAAGGACGACGGCTGCGATATCGACGCCATCAAGCGGGCGCGCAAAGAGGCCAAACGTGCCGCCGCCGACGTCGCCGCCGAGTTCGCTAACATCGGCCGCGTGCTGCGCATCATGAAGAGCCCGCTGCAACTCGAGTTGGGCTTGTTCAGCCAGCCCGATTGGCCTGAGCCGGTGAGCGCCAACCTGCATGGCTATCGGGTCGGAAAAGCGGGCGGCAGCATCGATGAATGTCCGCATATTCCTGGCACCGAGAGCTTCGCCGCGTGGATGACCGGCCACGAGGGCGGGCAAGCGGAGAACCGCGAGAGCCTGCGCAACGCTCAGTAAGCGAGCGGCCCATGCGGCTGCTCGCGCTCGATCTCTCGACGCATGTAGGCTGGGCGTTCTTCGCCCATCGCAAGGCGAAGCCGCTGCTCGACACATGGAACGCGCCGGCGCGCAGCAATAGCGCCCGCGACGACTTCGGCCCGATGTTCATCGAATACGAGAAGTGGCTCGCGCACATGCTCGCCTATCACCGGCCGCACGTGCTCGCCTTCGAGGCGCCGATCCTGCCGCGCACGCGCGTCTTCCAGAAGCAGCGCGCGATCCGCATGTCCTACGGCTTCGCCGCCCTCACCGAGAAGGTCGCCCGCCTGGAGCACCTGCGCTGCGTCGAGTGCCATCCCTCGACGGTGAAGGTGGCGCTCGCCGGCAACGGCAAGGCGAAGAAGCCGGCGATGATCGCCGCCGCTGTCAGGCGCGACTTCATCGTTGCCACCGAGCATGAGGCCGACGCCTGCGGCGTGGCGCTGGTGGCGTTCGAGCACTGTGAGCCGGCGCAACTCGACGCGTTCGATGCAAATTCGCAACGTCCACGTCCGAGACAAGCGCCGCCGATTGTGCCAGCCGGCCGAGGCTCATGAGCACCGGCAAAATCAGGCGCGTCGACTACTCGCCCGCCGAGTTTCTCGAAGGCGTGTCGAACCTCAACATCGCGCAGATCGGGATGTATTGGATCGTGTGCTCGCTGATCTACGCGCGCAACGAGCCGGTCGCCGATGACGCCCACTGGATCGCAAGGGCCGGCGGCTGCACGCCACCCTACGCGCGCCGGCTGATCGACGAGCTTGTTATAGTCGGAAAGCTCGGCCGCGACGCGCAAGGCCGGCTCACCAATGGACGGGCGGAAAAGGAATTAGGGCGTGCTGCAAAGCGCGTGGAGAACGCGCGGAGAGCGTCTGCAGCCAGCGCGGACGCGCGCTCGACGCGGGCTGGACGATCACCAGTTTCTAATCGCGCCAACGATTTACAGGACCGCGCTGGTCGTAACCAGCAACCAGCAACCAGCAACCAGCAACCATCATCTTCTAAGAGAGAGTTCACGCGCGAGCGCGCGACCCCCTCAGGGAACGGTGCTGGCGCCGTTTCACGTGGAACGCTGATCCCTGACGACTGGCAGCCCAGCGACGAGACCGTGGCCAAGCTCAGGCGCTCGCGGCCCGATCTGGTCGGCTCCTACTACGACATCGAACTGCTGAAGTTCCGAATGTGGGCTGCCGCCAACGCAGTGCTCACGCACCGCATCGAGGCGTCGTTCATCGGCTTCATGATCAAGGCGCACCTACCACCCAAGCAGACCGAGGAAGAGCGCGACGCCGAGTTCCAACGCGTCCTGCGATCACTGAAGGAGAAACGGCAATGACGGTCGACGAAGTGCTGTCCGCCATCGGGCAGGGCTTTCCCGCGTTCAACTCGAAAGCGCTCGGCGTGTGGGGTCCGATCTTTCATAGCGCGCTCGGCCGGCGTGAGGGAGAAGCGCTGGCGCGGCTGCACGCCGAAGTGCTGGTCGACTTCAGTCCGACCGGCCGGCGCATCCCCTATCCCGTTGTGAGCGACTACCTCGCCAAAACTCCCGATCCTCACCGCGAAGCATCGCGCGCCGCTGGCGGCAAGGCGCTCGACCGGCACGGCCACGGTGATCGCATGCGCCGCCTCATGGCCGACTGGAAGGCGCGCCAGGGCCAGCGCCTCTCGAACGGCGTGCCTCAGGTGATGAGCGCGCTCGAACAGAAAGCCAGCAGCATCGCCAACCTCGCGGCTTGGAAGAGCACGACGCCTGAGCCGGTGACGCTCAACGCCGAGGAAATCAGGATCGCCTTGCACTGTGCGATCAGCCAGGAACGCCGCGACCGCTTCGGCCCGCTTCATCGCACGAGCGCCGCGCTGTGGTGGCAGCAGATCATCGACGTCTCGCGCGGCTGGGGTTTTGACGCCGATTGGGATGATTGGCGCGTGCGTGAGCGCCAGCCCGAGCCGATGCCGCCATCCGATGACGAGATACCGTTGGGAGACTGATCATGTCGAAGAAGAAGCGGCGCTCGCGAAAGCAGCGTCGATCCGTGCGGCGCAGTGAGCGTGTTAAGCCGTCGGCGCTGGCCGAGGCGAAAAAACGAGCGTGGCCGATGCAAGCCTTGCTGGAGCGCGGCCGCGAGAACGTCGGCATCGACGCTGATCAGTTCGAGTGCGCCGTCGAGATCGTCGATGCCTTCAAGGCGATCACGCGCGCGCTCGGCTTCCGCCCGGTCGTGCTCAACAGCATCGCGCGAACGGCTGTCGAGATGAGCCCGCGCGACGAGCGCCTGGCGTCGACCTACCTGCTGTGGGGAACGGATCTGGTGAAGCGCTTTCTGCTGCGCCCGCACGTCGTCGTCGAGTGGATCGAGGACGAGCGCGCCTTCGGCGATGACGCCGTGCCGACTCTGAGCAAGGCGCTCGATCTGTGGGACAAGCACCGCACCGATTACGGTCGAACGTTGCGTCGAGGGATTGACAACACCGTTTCCAAGGGCTTTACATCGGCGCGGCGCGAAGTGTGACCGAAGGCCATCCCGACAAGGATGGCCTTTTGCTATTGGTAGGTGCTTCGATGCCGATGCGCGCTCCCCTTCACCGCGCCGCTGGTCAGCAACCACGAGCACTGGCAGAGGCCAATCGCAAGGCGAAGATCGACGCTGAGCGTGAAGGAAGTCGGCAACGTGGCTACGATGCTGCTTGGCGTAGGTTGCGCGCTCAGGTGCTCGCCGCCAACCCTATCTGCCAAGTCATCGGCTGCGGTCAGCCAGCCACCGATGTCGATCACATCGAGAGCGTCGCTGATCATCCTGAGCTCAGGCTCGTGTGGTCGAACCTGCGAGCGCTCTGTCATCCTTGCCACTCACGACGAACCGCGCTCGATCAGGGCTTCGCTCGTCGCGTACCGGGGTGACGGCTTGCGCCGGGGTGGGGGGACGATTTTCTAAAACAGTAAGCGCCCCGAAACCGCGCTTTGAGGTTCCCTCGTCCGGCCGGGAATTTTTGATTGGGGGGGCTTTGGCCCAAGGGAGGGCCTCATGGCGCAGCCACGCAGGGAAACCCGCCACACGGCCAGAAAACCGGCCCCAGCGGCGGCCACGTCGGGCTCACCGGCTGAGCCTCAGGCGTGGCCGGCCGACAAGACTGAGCGGCGGCCGATCGGCGGGCTGATCCCCTACGCGCGCAACGCCAGGACCCACTCCGAAGAGCAAGTGGCGCAACTCGCGGCCTCGATCAGGCAGTGGGGATGGACGATGCCGGTGCTCGTCGACGAGCGCGACGAGATCATCGCCGGCCACGGCCGCGTGCTGGCGGCTCAGCGGCTCGGCCTCACGACCATCCCGGTGATGGTGGCGCGCGGCTGGACCGAGAACCAGAAGCGCGCCTACGTCATCGCCGACAACAAGCTCACGTTGAACGCCGGATGGGACGCAGCGCTGCTCACTCTCGAGTTGGGCGATCTGAAGGAGGCCGGGTTCGACCTGGGTCTCACCGGGTTCGGGGACGGTGAGATCAAGGAGTTGTTCGCTCGGCAGGCGATCAAGGCTGGACTCACCGACCCCAACGCGGCACCAGAGCCGCCCGCTGTTCCGACATCGCGGCTCGGCGATGTTTGGATCCTAGGAAAACATCGGCTGGCGTGCGGCGATTGCACTTCGGCGCCGGTCGTCGAGCGGTGCCTCGCCGGGGCCGCTCGGCCGCTGTTGATGGTCACGGACCCGCCCTACGGCGTCGACTACGATCCGCGCTGGCGCCTGGAGGCCGGCGTCAACAAGCCCCATCAGGTGCGCGCCGAGGGCGTGGTGCAGAACGATCACCGCGCCGACTGGTCGGAGGCTTGGGCCCTCTTCCCCGGCGACGTCGCCTACGTCTGGCACGGCGGCCTTCACTCCTCAGCCGTCGAACGCTCGCTCGAAGCGGCGCGCTTCGCGGTGCGCTCGCAGATCATCTGGGCCAAGGGCTCGCTTGTAATCGGCCGAGGCCACTATCACTGGCAGCATGAGCCATGCTGGTACGCTGTCCGAGCCGGGGCGACCGGGCATTGGGCGGGTGACCGCAAGCAATCGACGGTGTGGTCTTTCCCCAATGTCCACCGCACGCAAGGCGATGTCGACGACGAGCGCACGAACCACAGCACGCAGAAGCCGGTCGAGGCGATGCTGCGGCCGATCATGAACAACAGCCGCGCCGGCGAGACGGTCTACGAGCCGTTCTGTGGCTCGGGCACAACGATCATCGCCGCGGAAACAAGCGGGCGCCTGGCGCTCGCGGTCGAGCTCAACCCGGCCTACGTCGATGTGGCAGTGATGCGCTGGCAGAACTTCAGCGGCGAGAGCGCGGTGCTCGATGGCGACGGCCGGTCGTTCGTCGACGTGCGCGCTGAGCGATTGGGAGGTGACGATGGGAGCCCGAGGCCCGAAGACCACGCCCACGCATCTCAGGCTGCTGCACGGCAACCCGTCAAAGCTGCCGCCGCCGGTCGCTGAGCCGGAAGGCGTCGGCGTCCTGTGGTCGCCGCCTGAATGGTTCGACGCTGATCAGCGCGCGCAGTGGCATTACGCCATCGAGAACGCGCCGCTCGGCTTGCTCACCGCGACCGACCGCGAAGTGCTCGTCGTCTGGACGGTCGCGGCTGTCGAGCACGCGCGCGCCGCCCAGGAGGTGCGCAAGCTCGGGCAGGTCGTGAAGACCAAGGATGGCAACGCGATCCAAAATCCGTTTCTGCCCATCGTGAACCGGCAAGCGCTGATCATGATGCGGGCCGGCGCCGAGATGGGCTTCAGCCCGGCTGCTAGAGCATCGCTCGGCCGAGGCGGCGAGCCGCTGCCCTCAGGCCGCGCCGGTCAGATCGCCGGCACGCCGCTCGCGGCCTACCTAGCCGAGAAGCCTGACAAGCTCGACGACGAATAACCCCGCAGCAGCCACGGCGGGCCGCGCGGTCAATACGGGCCGCGCGGCACGGCGCGCCCAACGCAAAAGCCCCGGCGGTGAGGCCGGGGCTTCAGGGTATCAGGTGCTCGGGGGCTCAGTCGTCGCTGCCTCCCCGGCGGGCCGTTGGCGAGTAGCGCGCTGCTATTTTTTGATGCGGTAGACCGTGCCGCGCTTCTCGTCCTGCTCAGCGTCAACCTTGAGCTTGAGCCGGACCTTGATCGCGCCGGCAATCGCGCCGCGCACCGTGTGCTTTTGCCAACCGAAAGCCTTCGCGGCCTCGTCGATGCTCATCCCCTGAGGGCGCTGCATCCCGGCGATGAACCGGGCCTGCTTGCTGTCGGCGCGCTGAGCGGGCTTCGCCGCCTTCGCCTTCGCCCTGCCCTTGGCGATCTTCTTCGCCTTGGGGGCTTTCTTCGCGGGGCACTTCACCCGCTGAGCGGCGGCGGGCTTCACGGTCTCGATGTCAGTCTTGGTAGCCATGATCGTCTCCTAGTGACGGGTCGGCACAGCGCCGCCCTGAGGCCCACAGATGCCGTTGGGGGGGGCCGGAATTCGAGCGCTGTTGTTGTTCTGCCATTGCTTTGATTGAGGGCCGTCGAGCATGGCTGCAAAGAAACGCGCCAAACGGCCCGTGTCCGGGGGGCCGCCATCAGGCTCAGGCGGCGGTGTTCTGGACGAGGCGACCGCCTATGCCCGCGCCGTCGTCGCCAAAGAGATCATCGCGTGCCGGCTAGTCAGGCTGGCCTGCAAGCGTCACCTGCGCGACCTGAGGCACGGCCGAAAGCGCGGCCTGATCTGGCGGCCCGATGTCGCTCAGCACCGCATCAACTTTTACCAGCGCTTCCTCCGTCACTCGAAGGGCGAGTGGGCGCGCAAGCCCGTGGCGCTGAGCGGCTGGCAGCGCTTTGTGATCGGCTCGGTGTTCGGCTGGAAGCGCGCCGATGGCACGCGGCGCTTTCGCTACGTCTACGAAGAACTGCCGCGCAAGAACGGCAAGAGCACCAAGCTCGCGGGCGTCGGCCTGGACATGCTCACGTGCGATGGCGAGCAAGGCGCCGAGATTTATGCTGCCGCCACGAAGCGCGATCAGGCGCGCATCATCTTCGACGAGGCCAAGCGCATGGTGTCGACGTCGCCAGATCTGGCGCGCATCGTCGCCCGCTTCAAACTCAACCTCTCGGTCGACATCACCAACTCGAAGTTCGAGCCGCTGTCATCGGATGACCGCACGCTCGACGGCCTCAACCCGCATTGCGTGCTGGTCGACGAGCTTCACCGTCACAAGACGCGCGCGCTGCTCGACGTGATGGACACCGCACTCGGCGCGCGCCGGCAACCGCTGCTGTGGATCATTACCACGGCCGGCGACGACAGCCCCGAGAGCGTCTATGCATCGGAGAACGACTACGCGACCAAGGTGCTGGAGGGCGTGGTCGAGGACGACGACGTGTTCGCCTTCATCGCGACCATCGACAAGGGCGACAAGTGGGACGACCCGGTCGCCTGGGCCAAGGCCAATCCCAACCTTGGGATCAGCGTCAAGCTCGACGATCTGGAGCGCCAGGCGCGCAAGGCGGCGAAGTCACCGGGCGCGCTGAGCGCCTTCAAGCGGCTGCGGCTCAACGTGCGCTCCGCGGTCGCCGAGGCCGCCATCGACATGGCGACCTGGGCGAAGAACAGCCGTGGCCGCTTCGACCCCGACAAGCTCGAACGGGTGCGCTGCTGGGGCGGCCTCGACCTGTCGAGCAAGATCGATATCACCGCGTTCGTGAAACTGTTCGAGCCCGATAGCGATGGCATCATGCGCGTGGCGGCGCGCTTCTGGATGCCCGCAGAAGCCGTCGAGCAGCGCGCCGAGCGTGACCGCATGCCCTATCGCCGCTGGGTCGAGGAAGGCTGGATCGAAGTCACGCCCGGCAACGTCATCGATCACGCCGAGATCAAGGCGGCAGTGCTGGCCGACAGCAAGCGCTTCGATCTGCAGGAGGTCGCCTTCGATCCGTGGAACGCCACGCAACTCTCGACCGAGCTCATGGGTGAGGGCGTCTCGATGATCGAGTTCATCCAGGGCCTCCGCTCGTACACCGCGCCGACCAAAGAACTGCAGGCGCTGCTCGCAGGCCGGAAGCTCGACCACGGCAACAACCCGGTGCTGACGGTGATGGCCTCGAACCTGAAAGTGCAGCGCGACAAGAACCTCAACGAGATGCCGCACAAGCAGCACAGCGTCGGCCGCATCGACGGCATGACGGCGCTGATCATGGCTATCGGCCGCTACATCGGCACGCTCGACCAGCACGAGCCCGAGGTCATCTACGTCTGACGGAGGCCGCGCATGGCCAAACCGAAAGGGCCGCGCCCGACCACGCGCGTCGGCGGCCTCACGACGTCCATCGACAGCAACGCCATGAAGACGCGCGCCGCCAAGCTCGCCACGCGCCGCAAGATCGCATCGAGCGCGCCCCGCAAACGAGGAGGCCGGCAATGACCGATCGGAAATTCGCGGACAAGCCGAAGCCCGTCGAGCGCTCGGCGACCATCGAGAAGGACGACAGCGCGCCGCGCCGGATCCGCTTCGTCGCCTCCGACGAGAGCGTCGACCGCTATGGCGACATCATCCGCGCCGCCGGCTGGCAACTCGACAACTTCCGCAAAAACCCGGTGCTGCTGTTCGGCCACCAATCGCGCAGCCTGCCGGTCGGCAAGGTCGATCCGATCGGCATCGAGGGCACGCGCCTGATCGCCCACGCCGAATTTCCGCCGGAAGGCGTCTCGCCGTTCGCCGACACCGTCGCGCAGATGGTCGACAAGGGCTTTCTCAGCGCCGTGTCGGTCGGCTTCATGCCGCTCGCCACGCCGACGCCGATCTTCGACGAGAACAAGTCGGTGACCGGCTTCGAATACAACGGCCAAGAGCTTCTCGAATTGAGCGTGGTGCCCGTGCCGGCCAACCCCAACGCGCTGGCCCTCGCTCGATCTTTCTCGCTCAGCGAGGAAGACACCCGCCGCTTGTTCGTGACCGACGTCGGCGCAGCCCGCCGCGCGGCGCAACAGCGATCCCGTCTCATCACTCTAGCCCGGCTGCGCCGGCCCGCCTGATCCCCCGCCTCGGCGGGGTTTTTTATTGGAGCGAGATCATGTCCCACATTTCCAAGCAGATCGCCGCGCTTCAGAAGAAGCGCAACGCGCATCTCGACGCCATGTCGACGCTGAGCGAGTTCGCGAGCACCAGCGAGCGGATGTTCACCGAGGACGAGACCAAGGCGTTCGACAAAGACGCCCAGGAGGTCACCGACATCGACAGCCAACTCGGGAAGCTGCTCGCGGCCGAGAAGCAGATGGCATCGCGCGCCGAGCCGGCCCCGTCGCCGCTCAATCCGACGCCGGGCCTCGAAGTGAAGACCTTCAAGCCGTTCCCCGGTCAGGCGATGACGCGCTACATCGCGACGCTGGCGCGGTCGAAGGGCAACCTGCCGCAAGCGCTCGAACTGGCGAAGCGATGGGACGAGAGCACACCGGAAGTCGGCGTGGTCCTTCGCGCCGCTGTTGCCGCCGGCACCACGCAGGACCCGGCCTGGGCCAGCCCGCTGGTGCAGTACACAGTGATGGCGACCGAGTTCATCGAGTTCCTGCGCCCGCAGACCATCCTCGGCAAGATCACCGGCACGCGGCCAGTGCCCTTCATGACGCGCATCCCGCGCCAGATCGCCGGAGCCTCGGCGCAGTGGGTCGGCGAGCAGACGTCCAAGCCGGTCGGCGCGCTGAGCTTCGATCTGGTGCAGATCCCGTTCGCCAAGATGGCGGTGATCTGCGTCATCACCGAGGAGTTGGCGCGCCTGTCGACGCCCTCGGCCGAGATGCTGGTGCGTGACGACCTAATTGCGGCCATCGCGCAATACAGCGACCAGCAGTTCATTAACCGCACCATCGCCCCGCTCGCCAACGTGCGGCCGGGCTCGGTGACCAACGGCAACGCCAACGCGCCGTCGTCGGGCAACTCGGTGGCGCATGTCACCGCTGATCTGGCCGCCGCGCTGCTGAATTACAGCAACGCGAACATCATCATGACCAACCCGGTCTGGGTGATGCACAACGTCGCCTACCAGTTCCTGCTCACCCAGCGGTCGAGCATCGACACCTTCGTCTGGAAGGACGAGATGCTCGCCGGCAAGCTCATGGGCATCCCCTACGTCGTGTCGAACAACGTGCCGCTGGCCGCCGGGCTCAGCGACATCGTGCTGCTCGACGCCTCAGAGATCTTGGTCGCCGACGACGGTCAAATCCTGATCGACACGTCGAGCGAAGCCTCGCTGCAGATGGACAGCGCGCCGGCCACGCCGGCCACGCCGCTCGTCTCGCTGTGGCAGCAGAACATGCTGGGCGTGAAGGCCGAGCGCTACATCTACTGGCTGCTGCGGCGCGCGGCTGCGTCCTACTCGATCACCGGCTTCCCGGCTGCCACGCCGTAAATCTCCGCCCTCAGCCCACCCACAGTGAACGAGGGCAAACCTGCCGCCGCCCGAAAGAACCTCCCTAGCGGGCGGCGGCCTCTTTTTCAGCGAGGCCAGCATGGCGAAGCAAAAGCCCGACGACGAGATCGTGCAGGTGCGCGCGTTGAAGCGCTTTCCCTACAAGGATCGCGGCGTCTTCAACAACAACATCGTCGAGATGCCGCGCTCCGATGCGAGGCGCTACATCGAGAACGGCTACGCCGAGCCCGTCTCACCCGACACCTACAACCGGCGCGACATGCGCGCGCGAGACGGAGGCTGATCATGGCCAACGCCGATGTCGTCATCCTGCAGAACAAGGGCCACCGGCCATTCCATTGGACGTGGACCGGCTCCAACCCCTACATCCAGCCGCGCATGTATTTCCCCGGCAACGTGCAAGGGTTGCACCGGGCCGAGGCCGATCTCAATCTGGCGAACGACCCGAACGGCCAGTGGACCGAGATCGTCGACTACAACGTAGTCGCCTTGCCGCCGCCCTGGCCGCTCAGCGCCAACGGCATCGTGCTCGATGAGCCCGCGCCGCCGCTGGAGACCGAGGCAGTCTGATGGCCGCGCCCGGACTGACGCGCCGCTGGCTGATGGCGGCGGCGGCGCAGCTTGGTCTCGTTCGGCAGTCAGGCAACGGGCTGCGCTGGGTGTGGCCATCGACCGGCGGTGATCGCGGGCCGCCCGGCACGTGGCAGCAGTCGGCCTATGCGCAAAACCAGATCGACACCGAGCTTGTCGCCTTCTCGGCGGTCTACGCTTGCACGTCGATCATCTCGTGCGACATCGCCAAGCTGCCGATCCAGGTCTTCAAGATCGACCAGAAGACCGGCGGCCGCGTCGTGCAGCGCACCGACTATTACGCCGGGCTGTTCCGCACGCCCAACGGCTACCAGACCCACGCCGACTTCATCCAACTCTATGTGCTGTCCTACCTGCTGCAGGGCAACGCCTACGCCTACGTGCGGCGCAACGGGCGCGGCGAGATCACCGAGATGCACGTGCTCGACCCGCGCTTCGTGCAGCCGTGGATCGTCCCTGACACCGGCGATGTGTTCTACCGCGTCGGTACCAACCGCCTCGCCGGGCTCATGGGCGGCGCGGTGATCCCCGAGCGTGACATCATCCATCATCGCCTGCCGCTGCTGCCCGGCTATCCGCTGATCGGCGTCACGCCAATCTTCGCCGCCGCCGCGTCGAGCGCGGTCGGTCTCAAAATCCTGAGCAACAGCCAGAAGTTTTTCAGCAACTCGTCGCGGCCCGCTGGCGTGCTGCAGGCGCCCGGCAAGGTCTCGAAGGAGACCGCTGAGCGCCTCGCGCAGGATTGGGACAACAACTACAGCGGCGAGCGCTTCGGCAAGACCGCCGTGCTGCCTGAGGGCCTGACTTGGGAGCCACTCACGATCACCGCCCAGGACGCGCAACTAATCGAGCAACTGCGCTGGAGCGTCGAGGATGTCGGCCGCGTCTTCCGCGTGCCGCCGTTCATGTTGGGCGACATCACCAAGGTCACCTATCGCAATTCCGAGCAGCTCGCCCGCGCCTACTTGACCGGGTGCCTGAGCTATCACATCGAGGCGCTGGAAGAGCGCTTCGAGCGGGCCTTCGAATTCCCGGCCGACTACGAGATCAAGTTCGATCTGTCGGCGCTGCTGCGCACCGAGATCGACGTGCGCTACACCGCGTACACGCAGTCGCTCAACGCCGGCTGGCAAACCATCAACGAGGTCCGCGCCAACGAGGGCCTCGAACCTGTCGATGGTGGTGATGAGCCGCACCTGCAGATGCAGTATGTGCCGCTCAGCAAGATCAACGACCCGCCGGCGCCGGCGCCCAATCCCCTGCTGCCGGCCGGCACGCCGAAGCCCGGCGAAGAGCCGCCGCCCGCTCCCGACGACAGCGATCCCGACACCGAGGCGTCGAAGAGCATCGACCGCGCGCGCGTGAGAGCGCTGCTGCGCCAGCGCTTGGACAGGAGGGCCGCGTGACCATCACCAAGGACCAATTGACCGAGCTTGTCGCCGACGTGCTCGGTGAGCAGTTCGCCTCGCTGCGCGCGCAGATGTTCGAGCGGCTGCTCGATATCGAGGCGCGCTCACGCCGCCCCAACTTCCAACTCACCGCCAAGGGCGAGCTTTACTGCGACGGCAAGGTGATCGGCGACGTGCGGCCGATCTTTAAGCAGGTCGTTGCCGACGTCCTGG